GCGTGCTTTCGCTATTAGGTGCGACTGTCTGATCACCAAATGCCGATACATTAGCCAGGAATCTATCATTTACGCTAATTGATCCAGTTATGCTTTTTATTTTGATCGTTGTGTTAGTTGGGTTTTGGACTGCCAGTTCCACGTTAATCGTTGGCTGTAACAAACTACCACCTGGGCGCAGGCTGCGAAGTTGAAAAATAGCTTTTTGACCGAATCTAAATCTTGAAAGTAAAAACAGTGCAGCTGCGCCGCCTATTAGATAAAATAAGTTTCTCATTCGCCTGTCGGCGCGGCTTTTAAGTCCTATGTCGTTTGTCGTAATGAAAGTAAAAAAACTTTTTGGCCCTGCAAAACTTTTACCAAACTAATTTTTTGACTTTCGTAAAATAGCAACTTTTTGAGCTATTTGTGCATGCCTTTGTGAGGCCTTGCACAGAATAGCTCAAAGTTAGTGAAAATAATTGATATTTTAGTGAATTTTACGATATTTTTTTATTCACACATTACCTGTATTGACCTTTATTTAAAAAAAATCGTTGCACATATAAGCGCAAAAAAAAGGCCCCTAGTAGAAACCAGGGGCCGCATTGTGAATAAAACCAACTCTGCTTATGTATCTGCTAATTTACAGCTTTTTTTCAAAGTCGCGTATAAGCCACGTCCTGCGCTCAAATTTCGCGCTTTCTTTGTCGTACCAATTAATATACCAGGCGCCAAGATCCTGGCAAAATTTGCCAAATTTTAGTACGTTAGATATATTTCGGTATTTCCTGGGCCGCTTTGTGCCAGGCTTAAAAAAAACTATCGCTGTTTTTAGATCCTTTGCCATTTTTTACTAATTTCGTAGTGAATACAGGTGATCGCGGTTAGTCCGTTGGTCGTTTGTCCGCGCCAGTTGAGCCTAGCTCCTGGCGCTTTTTTTTAAAAGGGTAGGTCGTCAATCATTACGCTATCTATATTGCCGCTCCCCATTTCCAGCCTGCTTTGTTCTGCTGGTAGTCCAGCTTGCGGCTGTTCTACTACTTCAGTAAATAAAATGCGCAGGTAATTAGATCCAGTTTTGCTTTTGTTGATCCAGCCAGCAATACGGTATTTTTTTTCCCCTACTGTTGCTGTTCCCGAATAATCAGGCGCCTGCGCTGTTTCCTTTTTTGCATTGCGAAAAATTGTTCCGCTGTTGTTTTTCTGTTCCATAGTTATTAGCGTTCAGTTTCCTCTGTTCCCAGGTTAAGATTTTTTACCTTTTTTTGGTATTGTAAAAGTTTCCTGTTCTATGTAAGGCACTTGCTGCCATAGTCCGTTAAAATTCATTATAGCTATTGGATCAAAGTCATCACTACTTCGCAGGTATTTAGGTCTTAAAATAAACTGTTGATTTTCTTTATTGCGTTCAACTATCAAAGTACTTTGCGCCCAGCGGTCTGTATTAGATCCCAGGTGTCCTAGCGTTTCGCCCTGGCCTTTACCCAGGTGCAGCACGCCAATTAGTAAAACGTTGTACTGCTTTGTGATTCTTTTAAACCAGTTAGTAAGTAGCCTAGTTTCTCTTTCGTCGTTGTAATTTAAGCAAAGGTCAAGCAGTCCGTCAATAATTAAAACGCTACATTCTGCGTGTGCTTGCAAATAGGCTTCAACTAATTTGCGAATCTTTGCTGGCATATCCTCACGCGTAGAAAAGGCGTCGAAAAAATCGGGTAAGCTATTTTTATCTGCAAACCCTTTTATCTTATCCATTTGCCTGTAAAAGTCAAAGGCGCTATGCTCAGTATCAAAATAAGCTAGGCGCTGCCTATCTGCTGGCAGGCTTAATTTAAGGCCAAATACAGCCTGATAATGCGGCACAAGCGCGCTAGCAGCAATAGCGCCAAGGTAGGTGCTTTTGCTTGCCTTAGGTAGGCCGCTCACTACCACGTAATTTTGCAGCGTTCCAACGATTTTTGAATTAATTGAAAAAACGACCTGCTCCTGGCTGGGCCTTTTTGTAGGATCGTAGCGCCTCGCCTTTAACAGGTCGTTAATTTCCAGGTCGTTTGTCTGCATTTTTTGTTAGTAGTTCCAGTAGCTAGATAGCCATAGCATAAAAAGTAAAATAATTAATAACCAAAATTTTGGGTTATTCAATAATACTAAGTACGTCTTTTTCATTTTCGTTGGTGTTAAGTTTTTCAATTAGATCCTTTGCTGTCTTAATAGCCGCCTCTACTGGTGTAACTGGCTCGCCTTTGTCGGATAGCTTTTTAGTAGTTGCTAATTCTAGGTAAAAAGGGAGCAACTGTAAACTAAAATACTCTAGCTTACTCATTCCAGGAATAGGCGCAATAATGCGGCCCAGGTTGTCTTGTGCTACTTGTGGGGGAAACGCAGGAGCGTTAAAAGTTTGGTTTTGCATAGTTGGATTAATTTTATAGATCTGTAAATAAAAAAAACTGTTTCTACTGCCAGCATTACTACTAGCATTAAAGGGAAACAAAATAGCCAGGTATAACTCCAGCTAATTACGCGGTCAAATTTGCTCATAGTTTCCAGTATTAGCGTTTACTAACTGGCGCTGGTAAAAGTCAATAGAATCGTCAATAAGAGTGCGCAGTTCCATTTCCAGGTTAAAAGGAATCAGCCGCTGTTCTATTAAAACGCGGCTTTCGCAGTTAAACGTTAGCTGAATAGCAATACGCTTTGTGTCTTTTAGATTAGATCCTAAAAATTGTAGCGCAGTGATTTTTTCTTGCAGCATTTTTTTATACGCTGCAAGGTCGTTTGGTGTAGTCATACGGTTAGAATTTTAATGAATGTAGATCGTTTGTCGCTACAAATCTATAAAACAAAATTTCATATAAACAAAAAAAAATTCCGCTGTGAGTCAGCGGATTAGATAAAATAATATAAATTAGCTAGTTATGATAAATACAACTCGGCTTCTAGTTGCCGCCTACGCGTTAATCCTGGTACTTCTACTCCTTTTACTTTGTTCCAACGTATAAACTGCGCCCCAATTTCGTTTTTATCTGCCCCGCTGTTAATTAATCTTAGTAGTGTGGATCTGCTAAATGCGCCAATGCCTATATTGTAAGTTAAGCTAGTAAGCGCGGCTATTTGATTAGGCGACTGCGCTACTTTTATTTTTGATTTAACCTGTGTTTCTGTCGCAGCTGTTTGCATACGTAACCAGGTTAGCGCTGTGTCTTTTGTGATAGTGTCGCCTTGCTTAATTGGAATACCAGTAACAGGGTTAATAGTTGTACCGTAACCAATAGTCCAAACGCCGCCACTATCTTTATAGGCTTTTAGTCGCAGGCCTTCAAATTTTGCTATTAGCTTAGTTGCGCTCACTTTTGTTCCTATTAATACGAGGGCCAGCACAAATAGTGCAACTATATAAGTCCTGGCGCCTTTCATTAAATTCCTGTTTTATCAAAGTCCTTAGCAGCGGTAAGGCCTAGACCTGCGCCGATTGTGGTTATACCAGTTACTAGGTCGCCTTTTAAAATAGCTGCAACGCCGCCAATAATAGTAGCGAAGCCAAAAAACGTAGTTTTCCAGTTTTTAACTAGCTTTTTCATAGTGAAGTATTTTTAAATTTTTGTATAATAACGTCCAGCTTAGTTTCTAAGCGGATAAGGCGCTCGGCGTGATCGTCGTGTTTAGCCTGCTTTTCTTCTAGCGCTTTTACGCGCTGATTAAGTACTGCCCAGGACGCACCAGCGCCAAATACGCTACTAATTACTATCGTTATTATCTGTGGATCCACTTTCTTGCTGTTTTTTAGTTTCTTCAGCGATCTGTGCGTTAGTTTCGCGCAGCTTTGCTTGTAGCCATTCAATGTTAGCTAAAAGGTCGTAGGCTGCTGCTTTAAGCGTTTGTAGTTTGTCCATTTTTTAAGGTATAAGTGTTAAATTTAATTTGCTACAAATATACTGATAAGCAGCTAAATTAATGTCCTGGCTTTCGCCCCAAACAATATAGTCGCCGCCGCTAATTGTGGTATTACCTTGCGTAAGGCTTTGCTTACTTTCAGCGCCTTCGCTGTCTGTTGTAACACTAGATATCTGCCAGTAAAACTGGGCGTAATCGCTTAAATTATCATTAACAATACTAGCGTCAATGTAGTTGCCTGTTGCGGCTGTTCCGTTAGTCCAAATTTGGACTGGTTGAATTGAATATCCCATTTTTTTTATGTTTTTAAAATTGTAGCGGTTACGTCTAAACTGCCTGTATAATTAGCAAATCCATTTAAAGTAACTTGTAAACCAGCTGATACTTGACTGCCTCCCGCTATCATATTAACAATAATAGTACCAGTACCGCCTTGATGTGTTGATATAATAGGCGTTACGGTATTATCTATACCACCACCATTACAATTTGCTGGACATATCAAAAAAGCTGTATTACAATTATATGGACTTCCTCCAGCTGTTGTAACCCATTTTAATTTAATTAAATATACGCCATTTACATTCATTGTATTAGTAGGAATAACAGTTTGTGCGCTACTCCACGTTGCGTCAGTTGTGTAAGTATTAGAATAATTTGCGCCTAAAGTTAAGTCATTGCATTTTACAGTTCCATTTACTTGTAATTTTTCGCCGCTATCTGTCGTTGTGCCGATTAGAACGTTAGTTCCAGTTATGCGCATAGCTTCTGTGCCGTCTTGCTTTCGCCATATTAAACCATAAGATGTTGGATATTCATTGTAAAAATATCCAGTAGAAGGACTAACAAAAAAATCGGCTGTATTACTTGCGCCAAACCATAAAGTATTGCCATTTGTATAAATATCACCGATATTATTTATAGTAATTCGTTCAACAGCATTTGTACTAAAATATAAACTTGTGCCGCTTTTTGTTCCTATTTCACCAACATTAACCGTTTGTGCTGCATTTATTGCACGTAATAGTGGTACAGTACCGTCACTTGCTGGCGTTACTAAAATTGCCCCCAGTCCACTATTTGTAGTAATGTTCTGTTTAAAATTACTGTTAATTAAACTTGTACCTCCCAATAGTAATGTACCATAATACGCATTAAGTACCATTACATCAGTAGGCGTAGTATTGTTAAGTTTTGTTCTAAAAAAAATACTACCAGAATTAGAACTGGAACTACTACGTCCATAATTTTCCAATGTTACTATTTCTGGGTTAGCGTCATAAGTTAATGTACTACCGTATGTGCTAGCTGTAAACTCTAAATTTAAAATACTTTTGAAAGGATTACCAGTTCCGCTGATTGTTAAAGTAGAATTACCACTTGTATTGTAAATTTTTGCATTTGGCGTTACTTGTAACTTTTCGCCGCTATTAGTAGTAGATCCTAGCAGCAAGTTTGCCGCCATATAGTTTAGATCGCTTGCCCCCTCTTGATAAACTCCCCACCTATTAGTATAAGTAACTGTACCTGTGTTTGCTGTTTGATCGTTTAAAAGTAGCGCATAGTTATTAGTAACCGTTACAGCGCTGCCTGTATTATCAGGAAAAAGGGCGCGCAGTCCTGCTAGGTGCGTTACCGTTCCTGTTGCTGATCCGTTAAAGGCCCAGCCAGCAGTTACATTAGAATACGCGCGAATTTGTGTACCCTGGTTATGTGTAAGCGTTCCAGTACCAGTAAAACCTATGCTATTGTAAGCGTCTAGTCCACTCCTTGCGCCGCTAGGTATTGTTGCGCTACCAGCTAGCGTTAAATCTAAACTTGCTCCCAGCGCTGTAATTGCGTTAGGACTAGAAAAGCTGCCGCCAGCGCTTACGCTTAAATTGTAGTCAAAATAATTGCCCCTAGCTAGGCCAGTTGTATAAGTTTGTAACGCTGTAAAAATACTTTTATTTGTTGCAGCGTCTATCTCAATAGCATTATTAGATAATGCAGTATTATGTATTTGAAAAAAGTTTGCGCCTGCGTTATACTGATCCCCTAAACGCCAAACGTTTGTTCCAGTCCTTTGAAAAGCTATGTAAGTATTGCCAGTAGCGCTAGTAGTATTAAAATGCGCCATTATTCCAGTACTGTGTATATCTAATGCAACCCCTGGTGTTGCTGTAAAAATTCCTAGTCCTGTGCTGTTTATATAAGCTACTGGCGTACTAGATCCATTGCTTTGAACATTAAAACGGTATCTAGTTGCATAAGTAGCAGCAGCCGCGTTAATAGTTTCAATAGTAAGCTGCGTAGTTTTAAACGTGCCTGCGTCGTCGGGTAATTGCCAGTGAATACCAGTTCCCATACCTACTCCAGCAGTTCCACTAGATAAGCTATGCTTAATTAATAAAGGATACTGTCCAGCAGTTGTGTTAGGCGTAGTTTCTTCAATAACTGCTGAAAAGCCGCTGCCATTTGTTACATTCTTTGCCCATAGCGCAGTAGCGCTACTTCCGCTGCCTGCATTTGTTGTATAGTTTGCGTAGATCCCTACTCCGTCCGTCTTAACTGCCTCAATTCTAGCAGTAGGCGTAGCTGTTGCTACTCCTAAAAAGCCGCTAGTATTATCCCAAAATAAATTCGCGCTAGATCCTATCGCCTGGCTGCTGGTAAAATAAGCTACCTGCGTAGCTGTACCAGTTCCAGTAATTGTACTAGATCCAGGGCCGCCAATTAGATCCCACGTTGTACCGTTATCGCGGTAAATCTCAAAGGTATCTGTACTAACGAACAGCCTACCAGTTTGGCCAGCCGCAGGACGGTTGGCAAAAGTATTACTATTTATAGACGGACTGCCTAATTGATTAAGTATATTAAAATCTACAAACATTAAACGTATCGTTTAAGTATTACTGTTAATTGGTTTACGCCAGCGCCACTAAAATTAAAAGAATATACTTTAACGTTCATCTCATTTTCGTTGCCTGTTATATTCCAGGACTGGTTAGGCGTTAGTAAAAAACCGTCCACAGTTACATTTGAAGTACCTTGATTAACAAAAATTACACTATTGGCGTTAGTGTCTGTTTGAGAACTAGCGCTGAAAATTTTTGTTTCTGTTATATATTTTTTACAGGTCATCTGCATTGGCTTTTATCTTTTGCGTATTGATCCGCAAAAGTAGTTTCGTCGGGAATAAAGGTCGTTTGATCCACTGCGTCTGCAACTATTCTTCTAGCCATTCCAGCTGCCGCTTGGGCGCTAGGTGCGTTTGTGCCATTCATTTTCTTTTTAGAAAAAAGCCAAACAAAATAAGCTGCTGCCGCTATATATAATAAGTTCTTATTCATTGTTTAATTTTTAGCACAGTACTTGATTATCGTCAAAGCCTATACGAATAGGGCCTATTCCTTGCGAAAGTGATTTCGTTACTGCTTTTGCTTGCTTTCTTGTAGCTGTTCCGCTTTTTACTGCGCGCTTTACAGCTGTTGCCTGCACTCTTTTAGCTGTTTTTTGGCGCTCAGTTTTTTTAGTAAATAGGTTGCTGATTAGTTTAGTTCCAGCGTCAATAAGGCTAGACTTAACTTGCGCGCCTCTTGTGTCTGCTTCAAATTCTTCTGCTGTTTGACGAATAGGCATATCCGCTGTTACAGTTACTCCTGGGCGTCTGCGAAAGGCCATAAAAGCGTAAGCCGCGCCAGCAATTAATAAAATCGGTAATAAGTTTCCTTTTTTCATTTGTTTGGTAATTTGTTAGTAAATGCTAGCAATTGTTTTAGCTGGTTATCGGATAGTCCGTCCCAGGGTAATAGGCCGCCGCCATTTGTTAAAAAAGTAAGTAGATCCTCTTTATAGATCTGTTGGAATACGTCAGCTAAAAATGATACTGCCGCCTTACTAGGCAAACGGTTAAATGCAGCGACAATAGCGTTAAAGTCATCCTGGAATATCCCAAACGCGCTGTGAATCTGCCTAGCGTACCTTTCTGCGTCTGCGCGTCTAATTAGAGATCCGCCAGTACGTTTGTAGTAACTAGGTTTAAAATAGCTGTTTGGATCAGTAATTAACTGACTGGCCGCTTGTGTGCCTTGTCCTGCTGCAATACCAGCTGCAATAAGCAACCTTTTTACAGCTGAAAAAGCTAATAAGCCGCCGCCAATTAGCAGCACGTCTGTTGTTGATATTTTAATCCTGTTTGCCATTATTTACGCAGCATTGATAGCAGCATTGTAATTTGACTTTGCGGCATTGAAGCCAGCTTCAATAGGTCGTCGGGTGTTACTCCTTTACTAAATAAAGTTTGTAAAATCTGTTCCATATCTTGTTCGGTATGTGTTCCGCTTACAGCCTGCACGCGTGGCCTTGCAAAATTGCCAGCCATACTAGAAAGCGCATTAATTAGCATTTCCTGCACTCGCGGCTGTTGCAGCATACCTGCTAGTATTGATCCTGGCGTCATTGGCTGTTCTTCTTCTTCTTCTTCCTCTGTTTCATCTTCTTCTATCTCTGCTAGCCTTTCTGCCCTCATTGCGCGGATCTCGTTTAAGATCTCGTTATTAATTTGCGCCTGTTGATTGCTTACGCCATATCCTGCCACCATTCCTAGCGGCGCGTCATTAACGGTAAACACTTTGTTAATCGCAGGCGTCGCTTTTTCTTTATCCTTTTCGTTGAATAAGCCTAGCACAAAATTGTTATAGTCATCATTAGCAATTAACGCCAGTTCACTTTGTAGCTTTTCGTAGCCTTCATCCTTACTTTTACCGTCATAGGCACCAGTAATGTTTTTAGGCATAACAGAAAAACGATACAACTTGAAAGCCGCTTGCGGCTGATCATTATACCAATTTAGCACAGCGCTTGCGCTGCGTAGTTGTGCAGTTGCTGCCATAACTTAAATGTAATAAACGCCAAAGCAAAAGCTAAAATTGGTAGTATTAGCAGGTGCGTTAGCAATTTGAATGAATGACTTATCCCAGGTTATTTTTTGGCCTTGAAATTCAAACAAAGCACGTACAAAAGGTGCGCTGGCGCTAGTTGTAGCTTGTTGGCGAATTAAACTAATCAAGGGAATACGGTATAAGTCCTGGCGCTCGTTTGAGTATAACACTAGGTAGCTTTTTTCCATAATTGCAGCCGTTGGCGTGTCCACGTTATTAGGACTTTTTTCTAGCGTATCAATTGCCCAGCTTTCCATTGCTAGTAAGCTAGTATAACGCAATTTTGGTAGGTCGGGAAAACTCCATTGCGTTTGAGTTTGTCCAGTACTTGCTACTCCAGGAACTAAAAGTTCAACCAGTTCGTACTTAGCGGCTTTAAATGCCATTTTGATAAAATTTACTTTTTTTAAAAAATAGGGCCAGCCATTTGACTGGCCCCTTGTTTTTTTCCCTAGTTATTAACGTACAGGGGTAACGTTTTGTGCCAAATGTCCACGAAGGATAAGCACCGCGCGGCTGTTAGTTTCAACAGCTGCCATAGCTTGTGGCAATTGTACTTGTAAGCTGTTCTGCTTAGATCCTACAAGTACCCAGGCTGGCTCTACTGGATAAAAAGCTGAATCTGCTCCGCTTTGCTGATCCTTAAAATTAGCTGTATTAGCAGAATAGTAAGGCGCTGCAACTTCCTGCTGCATAGGAACAGAATAATGACGGTATAAGTCATAAGCAGGTACAATTTGACGGTTATTTACAGTCAAAGTAAGGCTGCTGTTATACCAGTTAAAAAGGCTGGTAGCTGTGTTAGACGTTGAAAAAATCTGTGTGTTAGGATAAGTTACCAACTGAAAGTTAGTAGCTGTTGTACTAGAAGGTTTGCAGAAGAAAAGTCCAATGCTAGAACACACGAAGGCGTCCTGCAAATTAAGACGCTGTTCTGTGTTAAAGCTAGACGTATTGCTGCTGCTTACGTCATTTGTTAGTACAGGGAATTGATAACTTGTGATAGTAGTTGATAAACTTACTTCCAAGCGCAAGTAGGACTGAGAAAGTACTGCTTGACCTAGCGAAAAACCTGCTGTGTTTATCGCTTGTTTTGCCTTTTCAAAGGCGAGGCGTGTGCCGACTGTTGAAGCCATTTTGTTTTTGCCCTGTTCGTTCGCCCAGGGCGGGGCTTTTTGTTTTTAAATAAAGGTGAATACAGGTAATTAAATTAATTATCGTCTTCGTCATATCCTGCCAGCACAGAAAGATCGTCGCCAGCTAGTACCGTATCATCCCCAGCAATTACGCTGATATTATCAGGTACTTCGCCAACTGTTACTGGAAAGGTCATAGTATCATCCATTTGACCAAGTGCTGGTACTAATTGACCTACTAAACCTGCGCCACCTGCTGCGATCATACCGTTACCAATTGCCTTACCCATATCCCCTTTTAGGATCATTGGGAAAGCTAGTCCAATACCTACAACTGCTGCATTTTTAATTCGCTCATCCCCTACTGGAATAAAGCCTGCAACTTTTTTACCAATAACTGCGCCTGCGATTATTCCCAGTGCAGCTGCAATGTTGGCTTTTTTGCCAATTGCGCCCATACGACGACGACCTGCGCGTCTTTTGGTGCTTTTTCTACGTCTTGCCATTTTGTTTTTTTATGTTTGTTTATTACGTCCTAATTACCACAGCAGCTGATCTGCAAAGTACCCTGGCGTTCCCTTAACTTTTCTATCTGCCTGGTGCCTTTGCTTATATAGGCGCCGCCGCTGATCGGCTACTGCTTTTCCAAATAACTTACGATAAGTTGGATAGTCCAGGTAGCCTTTTGCGCCTACACTTGTTATATAATTTCCTTTTCCGTCATAAATATCAATTTTTTTACCTTTTCTGCTGCTTGGCTTTACTCTTACATTTAAGCGCCTAGCCTGGGCCTGCGTGTAGGGTAAAATTTTATACATTACTTTAATTGCTTTTTTAGTTGCCTAAAATGCTCTTTATATTCTTTTATATTTTGATTGTAAAACATTATTATTCCTCTAGCTTTTGGCCTATCCTCTTTCATAATTTTACCATATTTTAAAGCAATTTTATAGCTGTCGCGCACTTCTTCATCGTTTCGTATCTTATTTAAAATAGTATTTAATTCATCTAATAAATTTTTATTAATTGCTTTTTCAGCTTTTGATATACCACTAATTACGCGGATATTAACGTTATGGCTTTTCGTGTCTGTGTGCATTTCCGTTGATCTGCGCTTTTTTGCTTTTACTTTTGTAGGAGCCGCTTTCTTTTTTCGTGCTGCTTTTTTCTTAACTGCACCTACTCCAGCGCGCTTTTTACCGTAGCTAATCGCAAAGGCTTGCTTTACAGCTTGCGCCTGGGTTAGCTTAGGGTTTTTCTTGCGCAGCTTTTTAGCTTCTGCGACTACTGCCTTAAATTTTGCGCGTGCTGCGCGTTGCTTTGCAGTCATTTTATTTTTTTCTAGTTACAAAATACAGGACAGCTGCGCCGCCTAGTATTAAGGGTAAAAAATTAGGTTTGCTAGTTGCAGCTGATTTTTCAAAAACTGGTGTACTGGTAACGTCCATTGTTGGCGACTGTTCAAAAACTTGATCTGCTGTGTCTATATATTCAGCTTGTTCTGCTGCTTTTGGCATTAGTGCTTGTTTTGCTAGTTCCTGGGCCTTTGCGTTAAGTGCGTCCTTTCCTATTTGCAGTAAATCGTCTGGCTCAATTCCTATGTCTTTTAAAAAATTACCAACTTTTACAAGTAATGGCGCTGCCGCTGTTGCTGTTGCTGCCGCTGGTGCTACTCCAATTGTATCGTCGCCAAAAATTCTTTTTTTAGTAGATCCTTTTTCCCAGGCTTTTTTTAGTGCGTTAATCTGACCGCCTGCGCCTTCCCAAAAATTTGTTAGCTTACTAGGCGCTTTTTTCCAGGCTGCCGATAGCTTTGTTCCCAGGGCGCCAAAATTTAATGCCACTAGCGCTAAAAATGCGTTACGTACTGGCGAAGCTGCTACTTTCAAAATTGCTTTCGTTCCTTTTTTAAGTACCTGCCCTGCTGTGCGGCCCGCAGCCTGGCGGGCAGCTTTCAACTCTGTTCTAGCTGCTGTTTTCGCCGCTTTTGTCGGCGCCGCTTTTTTGGCTGCTTTAGCAGCTTTTAACGCTGCCTTTTGTTGCGCTGTCGCGCCCATTCCGCTTATTGAGTATAGTGCCATTTTTCTGTCTGTTGCGTGTTTATACGGTTTTTTATAGTCGTACTGTCCTACTACTGGATCTAGCCAAATTTCGTTTTTACCTGGGTTAATCACTACAAAAACGTGCTGCGGTTGCTTATCGTAATCTCTATAACTAGCAAAACGATAGGCAAAAGGTATTCCCAGGCTTTGTAATACTCCCCCAGCAAATAAACTGTAATGCTTGCAATCCCCATAACCTGTTGCAAGGATAGCAGCAGGACTTTTTACAGTTTGCTTACTTCCTGGCTCAATTACATAGCGGACATTATTTTTTAAAAAATTAAAAATTTTACGTCCTACTTCTCTAGGTGTTCCAGCATTAAAAAAAGAACTAATCCTGCTATATTCCTGCGCGTGTCTTTTGTGCGCAGTACAGATAGCGTCTATTATGTCGCCTGTACTTTGATCCTGTACTAGCATTTCGTTTTTGTTCATAAACGGTGCTAGTCGCCCCATTATCACACTTGCGTTCACAGGCTGCGCGTTTCAGTTATCGGTACAACTATTCCGTCCAGGTTTGCTGATCCTCTAAATGTAGCGCTTACCTGTCCAGCTGCCGCGGTTAGTAATTCTCTTACACTTTCAAAAACTCCTAACGCGCTAGGACGTGCCACAAGGCGCAGCGTACTTTCGCTATTAGGTGCGACTGTCTGATCGCCAAATGCTGATACATTAGCCAGGAATCTATCATTTACGCTAATTGATCCAGTAATACTTTTTATTTTAATCGTTGTATTGGTCGGGTTTTGTACTGCCAGTTCCACGTTAATCGTTGGCTGTAACAAACTGCCGCCTGGTCGCAGGCTGCGCAGTTGAAAGATAGCTTTTTGGCCGAATCTAAATCTTGAAAGTAAAAAAAGTGCAGCGGCGCCGCCTATTAGATAAAATAAGTTTTTCATTCGCCTGTCGGCGCGGCTTTTAAG